TCGTTTACGGAAATTGATACTATCAGTAAAAAACAAAATAGAATCATCGAAGCATCCAAGATCACTTGCGACCTTGAATAGTTCTCGCTCGACCATGTTGTAGGCTTCGGAGAAGCGGGAAGAGACGACAATAACTTCGTCTCCCCAATCAATCTCTGTTTCGTTGGCGGCGCAGCATTTGTAAACGATGTAGTCAGCATCAATCAGCAGACTCATTTACCTTGCCCTCGCCTGAGCTTACGCCCGTGCGATGGCTTACTGCGTTTGCCGTTGCCTTGACGGGTGTGTTTGTATTTAGCACGGGACTGGAAGTCAAGCCGACCCAGTGCGGTTTTAGATTTAACAGCCATAGTGTTGTTGTGCTTCCTCAGGGGTAGAGAAGCCTAGTTGTGGATAAGGTTCTAAACCAATGTCAATGCCTGGTTTAGCTAGATAAGATTTCAGTGCGTCACACAGCTCGTCAACTGTCCAATTAGTTTCATTCATGATGAACTTAGCAGCACCTTCAAGACGGTTAGCAGCTGACCAGATGTGTCCACGGTACAGAAGTGTGTCGTGATCGTGATCACCAACTGGTCTCATCTCGGCTTTAGAGCTGAAAGGTAAACCGGTGAAAGCACAGTTGTCAGTTTTGTGTGGTTTCATTTTGGTGGAATTTGCAGTTTGAACACGTGTGCAATCAGGGTGCTTACGTCGATTGTATTGATAGAAATTATTTTTATTATCATACAACCCACACTCAGGGCATTTACTAATATGTGGATGCTGAAACTGCTTGAATGTAACGGATGGGCAAAGTTGTGCTTTTGTTTTTCTGTTGTTTTTTCCTCTAACACGTTCACAGTTTGTGTGCATATAATGTGCATTAACTTTATCGTGAATCATGATAGAAGAATCATCCCACCTTTTACATCTACAGCACATTTTAATGGACTTCTGACCAGTTATCACCGACTTGAGCTTCGGCTGCAATGGGGATTCGCAGGTCATAGTATTGTCCAGCAGCTTCAGCTGACTGTACCAGGGATGTTCGTAATGGTTCGACGTGCTGAGGGTCGCACTCGAATTGGATTTCGTCATGGACAAATGCTAGTTGTGAGCAGCATAGCTCACGGGTGTTTTCGTAGTTGATCAGTAGCCAGCGTTTAGCTAAGACTCCGGCAGATCCTTGTAGGAGGTAGTTAAGGGCTTTGTGGCTACCATCAACAGAGCAGCGGCGACCGTCACACAAGTTGATGTAACCGGATTCCGCCTTGGACTTAACCGCAGTAACCAGTTTCTCAAGTCCTGGTACTGCATCCATGTAAGCCTGACGGATCTCCCTGCCCTTCTTCTTTGCCTGCTGTTCAGTAAGTTGAGCATCGTAACTCCTACCTAGTTTGGCATCCCCGGCACCATAGAGGAAGGCGTAGGTAACTGTTTTAACTTGCCTACGGGAGATTCCAATTTTATCGGCATTTTCTTGGTGAATGTCTCCGTGAAGGAGGATACTTGCGTAACGACCCTCATCATAACGAGCAAGGTAGTGAGCGAGCATCCTAAGCTCAATACCGCTAAGATCAGCGCCAACCATGACTTGACCTGGCGTGGCTGTGAAGAGTTGTCTAAATTCTGCATCGCTAGGAACTTGTGCGAGATTGGGTTTACGATGGGCGCAACGAAATGTATTAGTTGCTACTGAGCAGTGGTGATGAATCCTGTCGTTCTTTACTAACTTCAACCAGGCATTGACGCCTTCCGACAACATGCCAAGTGATTTGGTTAGCTCTAAACAACGGAAGAAATCAAGAGCAATCGGCGTACCGATGTCCTTGAGAACTACCTCATCAATAACAGGCTTACCTTTGTCTGTGAACTGTGTGGGTTCCCAGCCGTGGTGCTGTTGCATCACCCAAGCGATGTGATCTCTGCTCGTTGGGTTGAATTCTTTGAGTCTAGTAAAGGTGCATCCCTCAAAGTAACCAGAAGTTTTGTTATTTCGCTTAGGAGTAAATTCCGCTCCTGCAACGAAAGGATGCCTTGTTCGTAGTGATCCTGTAAGAGCTTCCAGTTCGCCTCGCAAAGTAGATTCAAGCTCATACGCTTGCCTCTCGTTGAAGTGCCATCCATGTAGCTCCTGTTCGGTGAGTATTTGAGCGACTGCATGTTCTAACGAGCACCAGTCAGGTAGGGGTGGAAATGTTTGCATAGTTTCTTTGTTACTACAACGTCCTGTACACAGTAGTCCTGCATCTCTTGAGACCATTCAGACCAGTCAGCGTCCTTGCCGTACTCACCCTTGGCTTCGCCCAGGCGGTAGCCGTAGGCTTCCAAGCTGTGACGCCCGTAGAGCTTGAGAGGCATACCCTTCCACTCACGGCGGCGATCGATTGCAAGTATGTCTGCATGATACAGACGAGACAGTAGCAACGTATCTATGACTACACCTTGCGGGTCAAACCACGGGTATAGTTTTTTGATAGCGGGTATGTCGTACCCAATGATGTTGTGTCCTGCGATACAATCGGCTTCTTCCAAAAAGCTGATGCCACGAACGATAGGTTCTGTATTGCCTGTATCGTTGTACACAGTGGTCTCGTCAGTCTCGATATTGTAGATGACCAGACAATGAATACAGGTGAGATCATGTAGTAACCCGTTTGTTTCTAAATCAAAAATCAGGTTAGTCATTCCAGTGTCTAATTACACCAGCAACAATAAATAGGTTTGTCACAAAAATCAAGCCGTTAGTTAGAAGGTTGTACGTTAGCAGTTTTATTCGCTGCCGATCCCTTCCATTGATACGTCTTGTCGATGAACTGTGCCTTAGCAACTGCTTCAGGGGTAGGTGGGTTAGGTCGCTTAAAAGTCAGTGGTTGCATCGAACTCGGGTTCTGCTTGAGTTTCATTGAATTTACAGGTAGAGAGATCGTAAGTCAGATTACATGCGACGCCAACTTCGCCTGAATAGCGATTCTTGAGGATTCTAACAGTTGTATCAGATCGTTTGCCTGTACTCTGTTGATCCCTTTCCAGCGCAATGCATCCGTCAGAGAGTTGTGCAATCGACGCGCTTCCGCGCAACTGTCCAAGTGTAACACGTGCTCCTTCTTCATGGTTCGTGTCCGTAGATGTACGTCTAAGGTGCGATACCAAGAACATGGCAACACCTGTTCGCTCAACAAGTGAGCGCAGTTTAGTCATCGTTGTGTCGATCATGCGCCGCTCATCACCGTCTAAACCTGACAACAGAATAGACAAGTGATCAAGAAAGATGACCTTTGCATCAAGACCTGTTGCCAGATACTCAATGCGGTTGTAGATCAGGTCTGGGTCAAAAGAACCAAACCCATCGAATAGATAGAGATTCCAATCAGCAAGAGTCTTTTCGTATGCATTTGTGAGTGTTTGACGATCGTGTTCTCCGATGTGTAGAGCAGTGCCTACAGCAGCGGACATCAGTCCAAGTGCAGTACGTCTGTTGGACTCTTCAAGAGCCAGGTATCCAACCCGTTCTCCTTTGTTAAGAAGGTGAGTTGCAAGTTCACGACAGAACGAGGATTTTCCGATGCCAGATCCTGCAGTAATCGTAACAAGCTCGCCATATCGGATCCCGTGCAGTTTGTTTTGTATTCCTTGAAACGGATAGTCATGATCTGCAGGGGGTGTAGGTGTTGTTACAAGTTCTAGGAGCGACTTGCCATCGACGATCCCATCAGGACGGAACTCCCTCGCGTCCCAAATAGCTCTACGAATCGCCTCAGGGTCATTGGCAGAGAGGGCGTCTGACGCATCCTTGTAATCATCCGGTAATGTAGCGATCTTGACCTTGCCCGGTGGAAGTACGCTTGCCGCTTCCGCCGTCGCTTTACGGCCTGCCTCGTCATTGTCGAAGAACAGGACAATCTCCTCATAACCCTGGAGCCACGGGATGACTCTCTGAACTGACTTCTTTGCTGAAGCCGCTCCAGATGGCAGGGAGACCATTGGCCACGATGGCATGGCTTCGCTACAGCTTGCAGCATCAAGCTCGCCCTCGGTGATAACAACTCGCTTTCCCGATGAGGGATAGAGATGTTGACCGAAAAGCGTTCCTGGGACATTACCTTCGTAGGTGAATAGTTTGTCTAGTGTTTTACTCTTGCACCCTTCTAGTACGCCAGATTCACTGTAGTAATAGAAGCGAAGTACTTGACCGTCTTTGTGTATCTTGTACTTCTGGCAAGTCTTTTCTGAAATGCGTCGTTTGTGCAGCCGTTCGGCTGATCCGCGCATCTGTATGGTGGTGGTCATTTTGTGGTGATTGTGATCAACTTCTCCTTCTCCAGGGGTGTAAGTGTTACATGAAAAACAGAAGCTGTGTCCATCGGAATACAACGAATTGGCATCCGATGAACCACAGGTGGAGCAAGGCTCGTGCCTTACGAATTCGCTCTCGCTCATGTGAGCCAGTCAATAGGAATAGTCTGATATGAACACCATTTGAAGCCGTGCTTTTCAGCCCACTTCGCATAGGTGGTTTTAGATCCTTTGTAGATCTTGTTATATGGTGCTTGAAAGACGAAGCGTATGTCTAACTCGGGATTGCATAGCTTCACTGCTTTCATCTTCCTTCGGTCTTCGCTCGTCAGGCGTCCTTTCACTTCGAGAAAGACACCATTGATCAAATGGAAGTCGGGTAGGTAGTTGCATTGCAGTTGATAGGGAACTCTGCGATCTTCGTAGGTGTACTTCACCTTCAAGCTGGAAAGAAGGTCAGCAACCTTCTGTTCCAAGCCTGAACGGTACATCAGTCGTCAAGTTGTTTTTCGATAATCTCTTCGACGATCTCTGATACAGCACGGCGCATCTCATACTTGAAGTCGTTGCGATCCGCCTTATAGCGGGTGACGCTGATCTCAGGCAGAGAGACAGTGAGGGTGCCTTCGTACAATCCGAGGGTTTCGTTCTTAGTGCAATCAAAGGTGATCATCAGAAGTCGTCGTCAGGGGTGTCAGTGGTGGTCACGTTGGGCTCAGAGGCTTTGAAACCAGCAGTAGTGCCGAACAGTGCAGCCACGTCTTCAGCAGCCATGTCGCCAGTGTCAACAGCAGCAGAGTTGTTCAGTGCCACAAGTTGCACGCCCACAAGCTTGAGAGACGTGCCATAGGTGACACCATCACGCAGAATGTAGGGCTTTTGGTAGAAGGCGAGCTTCACACGACTGCCAGAGTACATAGGAATAGACTCATCGGTGATGTGAGTGCCCTCAGTATCGACAACGGGAGGCTTGGTTTCTTCATTCCATGAGAACTTGATCTTGTATTGACCCTCAGCCACCTCTTCCCAAGGCTCGGGTTTCAGGGTGCTACGCTTCGGGTTCTTCAGTTTGGTCTCTGCCCACTTGAGAGACTCGGTGCGATCCTCTTCGAGTTGTTCGACGAGATCAGCATCGACAAGAGCAGACAGGGAATAGCCGAACTTGCTCGGCTTCAGCACAGCTTGGTATCCCTCAAGGACAACAGGCTGTTCAGTTTTGTGGATGGTGCGGGTCATTAACAAAAAAAGTAGTTGGATTCAATCACGGACTCTGGTTCCAGATCTCCGATGATCGGTGGGTCAGTCTCTGCGCCTATCTGTTGCGCAAAGTCTAGCAAGTAATCATGCTCCGCGAATAGGTGCATGTAGGTGTGTCGGACAATCCTGCTTAGGTGATCCATGTCCGACGCACGACACAATACAGAATCGTGGATTAGTGCGATGGGAGCATCGAAAGACAAGGCACTGAAGTGAAGCAAACTAGCGTCAAGAGAGTGGATTAGATTAGGCGCTGTTGCGTTCTTGTGGTGCTGCTTGTCTACCTTGTCAGAGTCGTCTGTAGCGACTGTGATCTGACAACGACCGAGCAACTGTAGCTCAACTTGGACTGTCTCCTTCTTCATGAGCTTTTGGTCAACAACAAAACCTGATGGTGTTACCCATGTAAGTTTTGTTTCGCCTCTGTCAATAGCATTGGCGACCTCTTGCTCAATCCATGACATAACTGCCATAGGACCAGGGACAACAGTGTCCATGGCGCGTCTAACTGCGACCACAGTCTTAGTTAGATCGTCTTTATCTATAACTACACCCTTCTCTTTCAGTGCGTCCTTGATATAACCACGGTTAGAGAAAGGTTTGGCATTATAGGGAACGGTCATCACTACGCGCTTAACCGTTTTTCTGTCCATGTAAGGTCTAACGTCCTTCGGACAATCAGGTATTGCAGCCTCAGCTACAACCCTGTATGCATCCTGAGGTTCATCACTCGGTACAACATTGACAAGTTTAGCAGTGTTTTTATCACGTGCAAGACCTGCTAGTATTTGTAGACCACTACATGTAGCGTCAGTGGCTACAGGTAGAGTTGTGCAGGTTCTTGTACGTTTGAGTACACAATAATAGTACTCTTCACACGCTGCTAGAAATTGCCAAGGCTCACTGACCTCTTCCCAATCATGAATGTGTTGGACAGGATCACAAGCGACACGAGCAATGAGATGACTATTTTCTTTGACCCAAGACTGCCTCTCATCTAGAGTTGCTTTGTCTAAACCAAATGTTGTAGCAACTTGAAATGCAAGCCAGTACTCAGCACGACAATCAACTGCAGTAGGCTCACCAAACATCAACAAACTTTTTCCAAAGTCTGTATCTTGTGGGGTGAGAAAGGCAGGGATTGGGTAAGCACGACCACGGTAGTCAAACGACCAAGGGATGTAGAACTTCTTCACATCCTTAAACCTTGCCGCTGCTTCCATTGTCATGCGAGTCCTACACGACTTCCTGAACTCTTGGTTCTGAAGGTTATATACCTCTGTAGCTGATCGCTTGTATGCTTGACGAGACTCTTTGTTCTCCTCAATATCAGCAGGTTTAGGAGGTAGATCGTGATGGATGATAGGGAGAAACTTACCAACAGCTCGTTCCAATCTATCTAGCTCTTCCGCTACACCCAAAGTAAATGGGTTCAGCCGGTAAGCAACCTTCTGGATTTTGTTGAGAAACTCCAGTGGTTTTTCTCCCTGTATAGATGTGGGGTTACCGCGACGAACCATGTCGTGACCCCGCATTACCTCATTCAGAATGTAGCCACCGGCACGGTCATTTGACCAGTCGTTAGGTTCAATCAGCATCGGCCATGCGAGGGGACTGAATAGCTCAGCGTCACGCATTACTGCGTCCTTGATCTCAAGGAATTCTGGAGTTGGTTTAACATAGCGGATACGTTTTCGACCTTGTAGCTGTATCTCTGTCTCGAACCATCCGCTACTTTGCATGATGCAGTCGAGTAGCCAACCTCCAAGCTTAACGCGATTAGAGCTGCCCCATGATTTCCAAGGTTGGATTCCACGTCGATTGAAAAGTGTTTGGACAGAGGTTAGTTTTTGTGCAGTTCCGCTGGCTTTGTGCCAGTATTTCTTTTTGAGGTATCGAAGTAATGCAGGTGCTGCTCTTTCGTAGTAGCGCATCTGACACTCATGTTCGACAGCTAAACCAATAGCTTCACACACCTTTGTTACATGATCACTACTCTCTTTAAATGAGAATACCTTATCAAAGGTGATTTTAACAGCAATAGCTGCAGCAGCAAGTGGCTCAACATCAGCAAGATACTGTTGTATCTCTCTGAACGCAATACCTG